TAACACGCAGCACGTCTACAACTGGGTGAGAACCCAGCCGCCCGACAGGGTCGCTGCAGTAAAGGGCGTCGACTCTGGGGCCGTGATGGTCGGAGTTCCCAAGGCCGTGGACGTTTCCACAAAAACAGGAAAAGCGATTCGCCGCGGACTCAGAGTTTGGCCAATCACTGTCGGCCACATCAAATCAGAACTCTATGCGCGGTTGAAACTGAACGTGCCCACTGATGGGAAACCCCACCAAGCAGGATTCTGCCACTTCCCCCAATACTCGGAAGAGTATTTCAAGCAGCTCACCGCAGAAAAAATCGTCGTTCGCTTGGTCAAGGGCTTCAGAAAGTACAGTTGGGAGAAAACCAGAGATCGAAACGAGGCGCTCGACTGCAGAGTCTACGCTCGAGCGGCTGCGGCGCTGCTTGGGATTGACCGCTTGAAACCAGAAAACTGGGAGGAATTTGCAGAAAAAATGGGCATTGTTGCCAAGAAACCGCAGGAAACTGGGGAAAATTCCCAACCTTCCGAAAATCCTCCAGCCTCCGAGAATAAAAAGCAGACACCAAAACAGAACCGAAGTTCGCGCATCAAGAATTCGTTTTGGGGAGGAAACTAGATGGAATGGACAACTGAAAAGTACAACGCCCTGAAGGAGGCCTATCAGCAGGGCGTCACTCGTGTGAAGTATAGCTCCGGCGGCGGCGACAAAGAAGTCGAGTATCGAAGCCTTGCCGACATGAAAGCACTTCTCCGCGAAGCGGAAAGATTTTTGGGACTGTCTGACGAAACAAAAAATAGAACATTCGCGACTACCTCAAAAGGATTTTGAAAATGAAAAAGCCGCCGAGTGAAAACATTCTCGACAAGATTGTGATGTTCTTGTCGCCCAAGTCTGGCACCGAAAGATTGAAATACAAATATGCGGCGACTCAATTGAGAAGCCTGAAGGGTTACGACGCCGCCTCAAAGGGCCGCCGCCTTCAAAATTGGAACCCCTCTGGTGTTTCCGCGGTGGTCGAAACAGAAATCTCCCTGCGAACTTTAAGAAACAGATCTCGGGATTTGGTGAGAAACAATCCCTACGCCGCCAAATACATCGAGGTTGTCGAATCTAACTTGGTTGGCACTGGCATCGTTCCGACAATCAAAGGCTTTGATTCTGAGTCGAAAACACTGAAGAAGAAAGCCGCAGAAGTGGCGGCTCTCTGGAAAATGTGGGCCGGGTCGACCGAATGCTCGGTTGATGAGCAGCTTCACCTATATTCGATGATGAGTCTCGCGGCCCGGTGTTTACCCGAGAGCGGCGAGTATCTCGTTCGAAGAATCAGAAAAGGCTCGAGCTCCAAGAGTGTCGTTCCCTTTGAAATTGAACTTCTGGAACCCGACTACCTAGATGACCAAAATTATTATCAGCCGCTCAAAGACGGTGGCGCAATCATTCAGGGAGTCGAGTTCGACAAGAACCGAAAGCGAGTCGCCTACCATTTATTTGATGAGCACCCGGGCGGAAACAACCTTTACTCTCTGAAGAGTCGCAGGGTTCCTGCAGAAGACGTCAGACACGTCTTCAGACCTATTCGCCCCGGCCAGGTTCGCGGCATTCCGTGGCTGGCTCCTGCGATGGTCACATTGCGAGAGTTCGACGAATACTCCGACGCCCAACTTGTCAGACAGAAAATCGCAGCATGCTTCTCTGGTTTCATTGAAGACGCTTTTGCTGACAGCTCGACCTCTCTCACCGAAGACCAAACGGCTTTTGATGGAAGACTTGAGCCGGGAACCCTTGAAACTCTCCCTGCCGGCAAAAAAATCACATTCCCCAACACGCCCCAGGTTACGGGCTACCGAGAATTTGCCTTGGTCACACTTCAAGCCGTGGCTGCCGCCGGCGGCGTCACATATGAGTCGCTGACTGGGGACATGTCGAACGTGAACTTCTCCTCCGGCCGCATGGGTTGGCTCGACATGGACCGCAACATCTATAAGTGGCAGTGGAACTGCTTTATTCCTCAGTTTTGCGACCCCGTCTTCGGATGGTTCAAGCAAGGTCTGGAACTTAAGGGCATCGACACTTCCAAGTTGATTCACAATTGGACGACACCGAAGAGACAAATGATCGATCCAACCGCAGAAGTGGCTGCGAACAAAACCGCAGTCAGAACTGGGCAGATCTCGTGGCCCGAAATGGTTCGAGGTCTTGGATTTGATCCTGAAGAAGTTCTCGAAGAAATTAAATCATTCAATCAAAAGTTTGACGAACTGGGAATCATTCTCGATTCCGATCCTCGCCACACTATGGAGGGCGGAAGCCTTCAATCATCAAACGTAAAAGACAAACCTGCGAAATAGAAAATTTACGTTTTTAATTTAGTCCTAACTCCTTCTCCGGAGTAGGTCCCAGCCCGGCTTTGTGTGCCTCAACCGCACATGAGGCCGGGTTTTTTCATTCTAACTTCCGAAATGTCAGCCGTTCGCGAGAAACGAACAATGAAAGTATCCAAAAAATCTATTCCTGTGAATTGTCTTCGTTTGGAGGCGCGGGCCCTTCCCGAAAGCTTCGATGAGAAATCGAACACCATTGAAGTTATCTGGGGGAACCAAGCTTCTCGGGTTACTCGTTGGGGCTGGGACATTGGTTACTACATCGAGCAGCTCTCTTTTGATCCTGCTCATGTGGACATGAAACGGTTCATTTCAAAAGCAGCAAATTTTCTCAAAGACCACGACGCGCTTGTTGATTCCGTCATCGGAGTCATCGAATCGGCATATCTCAAAGACGGCCAGGGGTTTGCGACCATCAGACTCTCGGAAAAAGAATCCTCCAAAGAACTCGTTGCCGACATGAAGGCCGGAATTCTGAAAAACATTTCAGTCGGTTACTTCCCCAAGAAAATGGAACTGCTCGAGAGCGTGGAAGGGCAAATGCCCGTCTACTTGGTGACGAACTGGGAACCCGCAGAAATTTCTTTGGTCGCCGTTCCGGCTGACCCAGATGCCCGGACACGAGGTCAGGAGAAACACTCAGGCCATGAGTGTGAAGTTATTCAGAAACAAAACAAAAGCCCAGAGGGCAAGGAGAAAAGAAAAATGGATGAATTGGAAAAGCAAAAACTTGAACAAGAAAGAGCTGCGGCAGTGAAAAAGGCGGCAGAAGACGCCACTGCTGCTGCGACTGCAGCGGAACGCCTTCGCGGTTCTGAGATCTTGAAAATGACGAAGACCGCGGGCCTTGAAGAAAGTTTTGCCCAAGATCTCATCAAAAAAGGCACCGAACTCTCTGCGGCGAAAGACTTGATCCTCGATGCATGGGCAGCAAAAGGTGAAAAAACCCCTGCCAAACAAAAAATCGAGCGAACCGAGCACGACGAAACCGCCGCTCGCCGCAAAGGCATCGAAGCGGCGCTGACCAAAAAGATCGACCCCAAGTCTGTGTTGGCTGACGAAGGCCGCGAGTACGCAGGCATGACCTTGATCGAGATGGCGAAAGAGTGCATTGGAAAAGATGCGCGTGGTCTTCACAAAAATGAAGTCGCCCGCAGATCGCTTTCCAGTTCTGACTTTCCTTTGATCTTGGAAAACATCGCAACGAAGTCCCTTCAAAAGGGTTACGCGGACGAAGTGGCCAGCTTCTCTCCCTTCGTTTCCCAAGGCACTCTGCCTGATTACAAAGAGGCTTCCCGTGTGAAACTGGGCGTCTTTTCGAATCTCGCAGAAGTCGAAGAGGGCGCTGAGTTCACCGACGGAACCGTGGGTGAAGATGCGGAAAGAATCAGTCTCGCGAAGTACGGAAAAATTCTTCGCTTGACCGAAGAAACCCTCATCAACGACGACATGAGCGCGTTCGGCAAATTGCCCAAACTCTTTGGTGCTGCCGCGAAGCGAACCGAAGCTGACTTGGTGTATGCAGTTTTGACTGCCACTCACCTCATGAGCGACGGCGTGACCTTGTTCGACAGCTCCGCCCATGGAAACGTTGGAACGACTGCAGCTCTCAGCATCACCACGATTGCGGAACTTGAAAAGAAAATGCTTCAACAACGTGTTGGCTCCCAGTACATCGCCCCGAAGGCGAAGTTCTTGGTTGTTGGTCCCACCAACAAAGTTCTCGCTCAACAAATCACTGGAAGCATCTCGCCCAACGCTTCGACCTCTTTCAACCCCTACGTGAATGCGTTCCAAGTCATCATTGACCCCCGCATCACCACCAACGCCCACTACTTGATTGCCGATCCTGCGGTCATCGACACCATCGAACTCGCGTTCTTGGAAGGCCTCAGCGGCCCCGAGATCGTTGCAGAACGAGACTTCGACACCGGCGGCCACAAGTGGAGAGTCAAACACGTTGTAGGCGTGAAGGCTCTTGAATGGCGCTCCATGGCCAAGAACGTAGGCGCTTAACCAAGGCTTGGCGGCCTTCGGGCCGCCTTTTCTTCAACATCAACTTAAAAATAGGAGATTCTTAAAATGGAAAATCATGTTCAAAAAGGAAAACACGTAACCTTCGTCGCCGGCGCTGACCTCAGCTCCGGAGACCCCGTCGTTCTCGGCGGACTCATCGGCATCGTCGTCAAAGACGTCCTCAGCGGAGCGAATGGCGTGGCCCTTATCCAAGAGGTCGTTTCCGTCACCAAGGTTTCGGCGGAAGAATGGGTGTATGGCGACCGCATTTACTGGGATGTTTCCCTG